CTGAATGTAGTGGTACTGTTATCGCCAGTATAACGATTTAAAGCAAAAGCCATAGTTTTTCCTTATTGTGGTTGTTGTTTAAGTATGTTTAGGATAGCTGGCACTTCATTCATACCAGCTTTTGCAAGTGATTTAGAAACCTCTTTGTTAATAAACTTATCAAATAAATCTTTGTTTTGCTCTGTCTTACCCTCTTCCATTATTGTAAGAAGCATAGCTTGATCTCTGATTTTTTGAATAGCAGCTTTAACTCTTGTAAAACCAGCTCCTCTTTTAGATACATCTTGAGTACCAAAAGGAAGTTCAGCTCTTGCATAAGCATTAACAACTTCAACAAGTCCAAGCTCTCTTGTTTTTCTCATGTATCGATCCATAAGAGTTTCTTTACCATCGGCTGTTTTAGTTATATTAAGTTGTATTCCTGGTAAGAACCTATGAGTTACTTGTGGTATAAAATTTGTACCAGTAGCCTGACCAGCAGCTATTAAATATCTTTCTGCATATAACTCTTCTTTCGTTACAGCTTCTTTTCTTATCTTAGTGTCCATTACATTTAGTCCAACAAATTTAGACATAAATGGATTGTGTATTTTTCTTGGTCTTCCTAAAGGTGTATATGAGTTAGCAATCGTTCCAGATTTAAACATGGACATAGCATACTGTTCTAAAGTTTGTGGATCTTTAAGTTGATCATCAAATTGGTAAGCAACATTTTGAACTGTTTTTGGTATAAGTAATCTTACTTTTGATGTAAACCATTCCATTACATCATATTCTTTATCTTTACTAGTGTCATCTATTTCATCTGTAAGTTTTAACAGTTGATCAATACCACCAAATAAATTTGCATCTCTTATTGTATTTACTATAGCGAACCATGCAGTTTGTATATACTGTAAAGTTTCTTTATATACTGATGCATTAACAAATTCACCTTGTTCTCTTCTCATCTCAAGGTTAGTTAAATAATCAAAACTATTAAATAGTATTTTTAGTGGAGTAGATATAGGATCTAAATTTCTATAATTTATTTCTTGATCACCAATTCTAATTGTGTAGGGAGGTAAATCACCATACTCTTCTGACTGTCTTCTTAGCCTATGATTTGTAGCAGTAATACTACCAGTTGCATTTCCAGTTATATATAAAGACATGGCAGCAGCTACAACACTATATCCAAACAATGCTTCACCATTAGCTCTTGCTTGTCTTCTGATTCCATTTTTACCTTGCAAGTCAGCTAGATATTTAGGAGCTAAAAACTGAACCCCAGGTGTCATCCTAACACCAACTTCCATAACTCTTATTGGAGTTCTAAAGAATAACTGTCCTACAACTTTAAATATAGGATGCCTAGCTACAAAATTTTCGTATCTTTTTGCAGTTCTACTAACAACACCTTTTCCAGAAAATTCTCTTTTAAATAAAAAGTCTTTTGTAAAATCTAAACCCTCAGTATCTAGTCCAGTCTTCATTCCCTCTTTATTTTTATCTATTGCTCTTTTTACAAATATTTCTAGTTTTTTACCAGATAAACCTCTGTTTTTTCCATCTCTTATCAGAGCATCAATAGCAGTCTTTTTAAATTCCAAAGATTCATCTATTGTCTTTTTTATGTGACTCTTAAGATCTTCTTTAAACTTTTTACTTTTAACATACTTTATACCAAGCTTTTTATCATTTAGAGCCTTTTCAGTAAACTCTTCAGCAGCTTGACCAGCTATGTAACCTCTGTAAGTTGTCTGCTCAAAGAAAGCATCAGTTGCTAATAGAAGTCTAGGAAAAGTTCTTATTAAACCTGCACCAAACCTTTTAGGAATAGAGGGTAAATTCTTTCCACCAAACTCCATAAACTTATCATAAGTATCAGTAAGAA